AACCGCAGACTTGACTACCGTGCTATACTAGGCCGTAGAAGCTAATACGCACGGATCGTATCTACCCGACCGCTGCAAGTGAGAGGCCAGAAGTGGCCCGCTTGGGCGTCGGGTTTTTCTTTTGCCATATGAGCGACAGCATCACGTTTCGCGCCTCGTTCCCGCCGATCCAAAGCGCAATCAAGGTCGGCGACCGTATGATGCGCGTGCAGCTCGACATACCGGAGAGCGACATAGCGAAGGCGGTTGGGCTGATTGCGCTTCAGGGATGCGTGCTCGAAGTGAGCGTGAGGGTCGAACAGAGTCAAACCAATGGCGGCACCGAAGCTAAGGGAAGAACAGCGCGAAGCCCTCTTAATGTGGCTGGCGGCTGATTATGATTCGCGGCTGATCATGGCCTGGTTTGCTGAGCGTGAATGGCCGAAGGTCAACAAAACTACCCTTGCATATTACCGCAAGCGGTTTGCCGAAGATCTTGAACGGTTGCGAGCAGAGCGGAGAAACAGCGCACTTAGCACCGGACTTGCCGTCAAAGAAGAGCGGGTACAGCGTCTCAAAGAACATGCCGACGAACTAGAGCGCATTAAGTGGCTGCCCGATGAAAAGGGCCGGCTCTGGAACGAAAAGGCATGGCGTGAGACGCTTGACGACATAGCGAAAGAAGTGGGCGGGCGCATCGCCAAGCATGAGCATACCGGGGCCGACGGCGCGCCGCTCTTTACCGAAATCGTGGTGAACATACACAAAGATGAACCTGTGGCGGATTGACAACGGCAAGCTAGTGCTGGACTTCCATCCAGGACAAGGCAAAGCCTGGCAGAGTGAACGCCGCTATACGCTGATCCTGGCCGGCACGCAGAGCGGCAAGACGGCCTATGATCCGTGGTATCTCTACCAGCAGATCCGTAAGTGCGGAGCGGGTGACTACTTGGCTATTACCGCGACGTTCGATCTGTTCAAGCTAAAGTTCCTGCCCGCCATGCGCGAGGTCTTCGAGCACGTCTTACGCATCGGGCGCTACTGGTCGGGCGACCGCATCATCGAGCTGTGCGACCCATCAGGTAAGTTCCTGGCACAGCGCGCCGACGATCCGATGTGGGGCCGCATCATCCTGCGGAGTGCCGAGAGCGATTCAGGTCTTGAGAGCGCCACCGCAAAAGCCGCCGTGCTGGACGAGGCGGGGATGCGCTCATTCACGCAGGACACCTTTGACGCCGTTCACCGCCGCCTATCCCTATCACGCGGCCCGATGCTGATCAATACCACCCTCTACACCCTGCAAGGCTGGCTGCGTAAGCTCTATGATCGCGCGCTATCCGGCGATCCTGACATTGAGCTGATCCAGTTCGACAGCACATCAAACCCCGCCTTCCCGCCTGAAGAGTTCGAGCGGGCGCGCCGCGACATGCCGCGCTGGAAGTTCAACATGCAGTATCGGGGCCGCTACGATAGGCCGGTCGGGCTGATCTATGACAGCTTCGACCCTACTACCTGCAAAGTGCCCCGCTTCGCTATCCCGCCCACCTGGCCGCGCTATCTGGGTCTTGACTTCGGCGGCGTCAATACGGCCGGCGTCTTCTACGCCGCCGAGCCGAACACCGCGCGCCTGTTCGCTTACCGCGAGTATCACGCCGGCGGGCGCACGGCCAAAGAACACGCCGAGAAGCTGCGCGAGGGAGAACCGATGATCCCTAAGTGCGTCGGCGGCTCCAAGTCCGAGGGTCAGTGGCGTAAGGAGTTCGCGTCAGGCGGCCTGCCCGTTCTGCCACCCGCGATTACGGAAGTTGAGATCGGCATCAACCGCGTCTACGGAGCGCACAAGCGAAACGAGATCCTGGTCTTCGACGACCTGCACGGCTATCTGGACCAGAAGGAAACATACTCGCGCAAGCTGGATGCCAACAACGAGCCGACCGAGGGCATAGAGGACAAAGAGACTTTTCACTTCTTAGACGCCGAACGCTATATCATCGGCTATCTTAAAGGCGCGGCGCGCACCGCGCGGAGCTGGTAAGCATGAGCGAGATCGAAACAGCCTTAGCCGCCGTAAGCGCCCGCGCCGCAAACTACGGCCTCTACCTGAACTATTACGAGGGCGATCACCGCCTCAGTTTCGCCACCGACAAATACCGTTCGGCCTTCGGCGGGCTGTTCAAGGCGCTAGCCGACAACCTCTGCCCGCGCGCCGTGGACGCCCTGGCCGACCGCCTGCAAATAGTCGGCTTCGCGCTGGAAGAGGGCGACGGCGCGCCGCTGGATGAGGCGATGGATATATGGCAGGAAAACCGCATGGACCTGCGCAGCGGTGAGATCATCCTGGAAGCTCTGATGCTCGGCGATAGCTACGCGATGGTCTGGCCGAACGACGAGCCGGGCGACCCGCTGGATAAGCGCCCCATGATCTACCCTTGCAGCGCCTTCGAGACTTACGTCGCCTACTCCCGCGAGAAGCCCGGTAAGCGCATCTGGGCCGCTAAGTACTGGCAGGATGAGGAAACCGGCGCCTACCGCATGACGCTGTACTACCCCGACCGCATAGAGCGTTACAGCACTAAAGAGAAGCAGAGCACCGCCCCGGCCAAAGAGAGCGCCTTCGAGCCTTACCGTGGGCCGGACAGTAACGAGCCGGAAACAGTGGTCAATGAGTGGGGCGAAGTGCCGATCTTCCACTTCGCCAACAACGCCCGCAGGTTAGGTTACGCCGGCCAGAGCGAGCTAAAGCACATTATCCCGCTGCAAGACGCCCTGAATAAGGCCGTGGCCGATATGCTGGTGGCGATGGAGTTCTCGGCCTACCGCCAGCGTTGGGTAACGGGCCTTGAGGAAGTGCGCGACCCGGTAACGCAGGAGGTCATCAACCCCTTCAACCCCGGCGCGGATCGCGTCTGGTCGGCCCCGCTCGAAGCCAAGTTCGGCGAGTTCGCGCAGACCGACCTGGGCCAGTTCCTCAATGTGCAAGATAGCCTGCGTTCGGAGATCGCCCGCGTCTCGGCAACGCCGCTGCACCACTTCATGCTGATGACCGGCTCCTGGCCGTCGGGCGAATCGCTCAAGACCGCCGAAGCGCCGTTCATCGCCAAAGCAACCGACCGGCAGATAAGTTTCGGCAACGTCTGGGAAGACGTGATAGCGTTGGCCCTGCGCATGACCGGTGCCTCACACGCGCACCTGACCACCGTCTGGAAGGACGCCGCGCCGGCCACCATGACGCCGCAAGCAGCGCCTACCGCGCCCGGTGCTTTGCCACAGGAAGTCAGTATGCCGATCACGGTCAACAACAATGGGGGGCAGACCAATGGGCGCTAAACCCGTGACCTGGACGCCGAAGGATAAACGCTTGAAGGGGAACAAGCCCGCGCCGAAGCCGTCGAGCAAGGGCAAGAAGTGACGAGTGGTATTGCCATACTTGTAAAGCTATGCTAAACTACCAGCAAGCGCAAAAGCCGAGCACGCAGGAAAAGCCGCTGCAACCGTGGCGCTGCAACAACTGCGGGCAGACGCTTTTGTATCTTTGGCTGATGCCGGGCAGTATCTTAGAGATCAAGTGCCCACGCTGCAAAGCGATGAACGTGCGGGAGAAGCCGTGAGCGTAGCCGCCTCGTCTATCGATTATGTGGTCCTTTGGAAGAGCGCCGAGGGCTATATCTGCGGCACGGCTGACGGTCTGATGTTTGCCACATCCCGGCAGATGATAGACGATACGGAGTTCGAGCGCGGCGAGGGTCAGCTAAACGTTAGCTTTGCCTTCATGGGGCGGATTGAGTATCCGACCAGTCCATACCCCACCGCTGAGCGCCGCATAGCAATTGTCCGCCCTTACCGGGTGATATTCCCCGGCAGTAATAAAGCCGCCGAAGTTCATGCGGCCTATGCGCCCGAAATGCGCTGCTGGTTCATCAGGGAGCAGGAGCCAAGGATCTTCGACATCGCTTAGCCGTTTGACAAGTTAATACAGGTCCATGAGAGGCCCAGCACTATCGACCCTTTGAGGTCCAGTGCTGGGCCTCTTTTATTTTGCCCAGGCGGGCACAGGAGCAGCAATGGCGGATCAGGATAGCGCCGACGGCACCCAGGCGGAGCCCCAGGAGCAGCCCCAGGCGGGCAACCCGAACACGACGCCCCAGGCGGGCGAAGAGGCAATCAGCTTAGAAGAGGCGCGCAAGCTACGGCGTGAGGCGCAGAGCCTACGCAAGCGGCTTGAAACATACGAGTCGGAGAAGCTGAGCGCGACCGAGAAGCTAAATAAGCGCAATCAGGAACTTGAAACGCAGCTCGCCGGCCTGCTGCAAGAGCGCCAGGAGCGCACCGTTCGTGAGAGCGTGGCGGCAGCAGCCGGTAAGGCCGGGGCACTCTACCCTGACACGCTGTACCGCCTGATCGAGCCGGAGAAGATCGAGCTGGACGAGGCGGGCAGAGTACGCAACGTGACCGCCCTGGTGAACGAGCTGCGCCAGAACTATCCGGCCTTATTCCGCGCGGTGAACGTCGATGCCGGGGCGGGCGGGCGGCAACAGGTGAACGGCCTTGACATGAATACTTTGATCCGGCAAGCGGCCGGCAGGGGCTAGCACCCCATCATAGGAGCACGAGGTTATGCCTTACAACAACATAATCAGCCGGACTGACGCGGCCGCGATGAGTGGGGAGCAAGTCGCCAACGTCATGCTGCCCAACGTGACCAGCCAGTCAATCGCGCTAAGCGCCTTTAAGAAGATTCGCGTCTCTAAGAGCCAGACGCGCTTCCCGGTGATCTCCGCCCTCCCCACCGCCTATTGGGTGAACGGTGACACCGGCCTCAAGCAGACCAGTGAAGTCAACTGGACCAACGTCTACATGAACATCGAGGAATTGGCGGTGATCATCCCGATCCCGCAGAACGTCCTCGACGATAGCGACTATGACATCTGGGAAGAGGCCCGCCCGCTGGCCGAAGAGGCAATCGGCGTAGCCTTCGACGCCGCCGTGTTCTTCGACACCAACGCCCCGGCCAGTTTCCCTGATGGTATCGTCGCGGCCGCAACCGCCGCCGGTAACACCGTGACCCGCGACTCCACGCCCGATCCGGCCGTGGGCGGGCTGGCCGCCGACTTCTCGGCCCTCTTTGCCAAAGTCGAGGCCGACGGCTACGACGTGAACGGCATCATCGCCTCGCGCCTGTACCGTGGCTACCTGCGTAACGCCCGCGCCTCTACCGGCGTGCAGCTGCCGGAAGTGGCCAACATGGTCAACGCCGATAGCATCTACGGCGTTCCGGTGACCTATCCGATGCGCGGCGCCTGGCCAGCCGCAGCTACCGGGGTGGCCAGCGCCATCGCCGGTGACTTCAATCGCGCGCTGGTCGGCATCCGCCAGGACGTGACCTGGAAGCTGCTGACCGAGGCCGCGATCTTCGACAACGCCGGCGTGCTGATCTACAACCTGGCGCAGCAGGATATGGTGGCGATGAGAGTCACCTTCCGCGCCGGCTGGGTGATGAGCAACCCGATCAACCGCGATCAGCCGACCGCTGGTGACCGTTACCCCTTCGCCGCACTTTTGGAGCCTTAATGTCGCAGGCTGAAGAGAACGCCCGCGCCCTTGCCTACCAGAACCAGGCGCGCCGCCGCAGGGCGTTCCAGAAGGCGCTACAGAGCCGCCTACGCCCTAACCCGGCGTACTTGCGGGCGCTTACCGAGAGAATGAACCCGCCGCTGAGAGGCGGCAGCTAAAGGAGCAAAGAACGATGGCAAAGAAACCGGAGCAGCAGCCCGCCGCGCCCGCCGGCGCTGATGAGCTGGAGGCCGCACTTGACCAGGAGCATGAGCAGGGCTACTTCGGCACCAAAGTAGACCCGACGCCGAACGAGGCCTACACCGTATCCGGCGTACTGGCCGGCGAGCCGACGCCCGAAACCGACGCCGGCCTTGAGCATGAAGCCCGCGAGGCTGCCGGGCTGAGCATGGGCGGCTTAGAGCAGGCCGAGAGCTTGAAAAAGGAAGGTGATCAGTAATGGCAACCGCAACAGATCAGGCGCCGGCCAGCTTCACGGCCCTCGTGCCCGTAGCCGGCGTAGCCGCCGGCTCCGACCTTGATACCATCGTCTGTGTCGCGCCCTTCGCCGGCACGCTCAGCAGCG